TATCGAACCAGTACGCGTATGCCCAGGTAAACAACGGCATGGGATCAAAGCGGTCCGCTTGTTTTTGCCAATCATTATTGGACCACTCCATCGAGTTAATCCATAGGTGTTCAAAATCAACTGCTTTTAGCTCAATCTGTATCTTCATATAGCCCTAACTATGCGCACATACTTTGTGGCACGACAGAAGTATTGCATCTGTATATGACTTTGTAGATAGTTTTAGGCAGTATTTGTATAACGATTAGGTAACGATTTACCCGTAATACCTGCCCAGTGCGGTAAATGAGCCATCCTTTGGATCGATAGGCACTAACGTAGGTGTTAGCGTCTTACCTGCGGCTTCTAGTATAACATAGCCATTCTGCCAATTCGCGCTGTTGTAGCGAATATAGCCTGCTTTCTTACGATCCATTAGGTTCCCACTCTCTATGCCATATAAGGCCCTGTGGTGGCCGTTTACGCCCTCTGTGTAGGCACTCATCCCAAGCCTGTGGGAATGTCCTGCTAGAACTGACTTACCAAACTTCTTGGCCAGGTTAATAGCTGTGATACCTGCGTGCTGGCTCATACTTCCTTCATCACCGTGGCAAAGTACCCAGTCAGGATAGAACTCATAAGCCTTGCGGTGGTAGGTCATACCCATATCGGCAAAGCCCATGAACGCAGGGTATTGCAGTTCAGGTAAGTTGATTAAGCCAGGGACTTTTAGAAGAGTATTGTATAAGCGATCAGAATGATTGCTGCGAATAATATGCATTTCTGGACTGTACTCACCGAGATCCCAGAGTATCTGCTTGCATAGCTCACGATCAGCGTGTAAATCCTCGCTATAAGCCAGAGGTGTGCCTTCGCTCCATTTACTAATCGACTGAAAGTCAATCTCATCACCAACCACCAATACAGAGTCAAACTTCTCTCGCCTTGCTAACTTGATTACGTTGCGCACCGCAGAGTCCAACTGATACGGTACCTGTAAATCTGAGATTACAAGCCAACGCTTAATCTTCACCCTCTTCAGTAGGATCGATACTAGGTATGATGCCGCCATCACCTATCACCCAGTCGGGCATGGTTGCCCTATCTGATACAAAGTACAGCGCACAACTTTCGCTGAATCCTGCCTTGCGTGCAGCCTTGTAGATCTCGTTCATAGCAATATAGTGCTGGTCTATTTTAGACAAAGGTTCTGGCGACTTGCGTACTACGCGTTTATTTATCTTCTTACGCCTGCGCCTAGTGTCAGCCATGCAGCTATTGTCGCTTACACATTAGAGAATATAGATCATCAACACGCTGTTCTAGCCGAGTTAATTGATCCTTCATACTGGACCCACTATTGGGCTTCAATTCTTGTAAGTAGGACTTAATAACCCAACGTAGAGCCACTAATAAACTTGTACACACGGCGCATACGCCAACGGCTAATGCTACCCACTCGCCAGGTGTCATGCTTCATCTGCACCGAGGCCATAAGCATCATCGGATTTATCTAAAGCCCTAGCTGCTGGGCCTGCAAGTGCGGCCACTACCACTGATATAACTGGATCTAGTCCTAGCTCATTACTGGCTAAAAATGTTAAGAATGATACAAGCACACCCCTAAAATATGATTTGAGTATTGCTTTTTGCTTATTGCTTATTTTCATATGTTACCCCCCAGTAGTGGTATATCAAACGGCTTGCTATCTTTATCGCCTAACTTTGTAAAGCTGATATGTATGTGCCTTGTATGTTTATTAAATCCAGAATATTTACGCCACTTATAATTAAGTATTTTGCTAGCAATCATGCCATTATGAATTACGTAAAATATGCGCTTATCGGTCTTTGCACAGATTCTGATTTGGTCAGCCAAATATACTGACAGCCCCTCGGATGAATCCAAGCGAGAATCCACATCAAGGGCTCTGACAATTCCTGCATCTGGATTATGATCCGATTTTCTGGCGGAATGACGAGCATCACCCAACCACCCATCAGAGGTAGAGCGACGATCTGGGTACCAGGTATCAATTTGATCTCTTAACTGTGTACCAGCTGCACATAGCCAGGGTTTCATTATGAAAGAAGTAGAACGGCTTCCTCGGCAGTAATACCAAGTTTGCTTAACAATGCAGCCTTAGCAGTTGCCTTTGCTTCGGCTTCGGCTTCTGCTTTTTTATCGACTGGCTTTACTGGCTGGACAAATACATCTTTGTCTGGATCATAAACATCATTAATGGCAGCAAACTTACCGCGTATATTTGCATTAAATGAAGTTTTAATCCAAGTTCCGCCAAGTGAATTCATAAATGCTTCACCTTCATCGGCTTCATTATTATCGCCAACTAAAACTCTAATTACTTTATTATTTTTATCTATTTCTGCCCAATGCGACATTACGATAACCACCTTACTATTATGATACCTGAGCCACCTGCTCCGCCATGCGCTCCGCTTCCACCTGTCGGACCACCACCACCACCTGCTCCACTATTTGCTCCTGCATCTGTACCATTAACACCACCAATTCCCCAAGATGAACCACCAGTTGTTGCAGCACCAGTAATGCTATTTGCTGTATTTTGAATTCCACCTTTTCCACCGCTTGATGATGTTCCATTAAAACTTGAAGATGTTCCGTCATTTCCATTTCCATTAGTTGTTTGTTGTGCGCCACCCGCTCCAATAGTGACTGTTAATGCAGCGGCTGGTGTAACTGTAAATTGTTGATTAATTCTTGCACCAGCATTTCCACCACCAGAAGAATTAGTATTATTTCTTGCACCACCACCACCACCACTAAGAATTTCAACCCATAATTTTGTAACACCTGTTGGAACTGTAAAAGTTCCTGAGGCAATAAATACTTGTTCATTTAATATTGGGGTTGATGCTGCGGCTGCACCTGCGCCTTTGATAAATATGGCGGCTGAGGTACTAGTAAAATCTAATGTGCCACTCTCGTATTGTGCTAAAGCTAATGATGCAGATGTATTAACAGTGGCTGTACCTGCTGTAATTGTGCAAACTCCAGCACCTAAATTAGTAATTTGTACTGTGTCACCTGCTGCAAATAATCCTGTGTTAACAGTTATTGTTGTTGCACCTACATTAGACATAGATACAGCTGTACCAGCATCGGCAGCTACTAATGTGTAATTAGCAGTCTTAGCAGAAGCAGCACCGCCTAGCATCGCTGTTTGTTGCAGTGAAGTCATCTGTGCAGCTGTTAGTACCTGCCCAGTTGTAAACGTCTGTTTTGCCATGATACCCCTTAGTAACTTAGGACATTATAGTCTAAAGTGCCATAAATCGTATCATTTAGGATAAATGCGTCTATGACTGGCTCTAATGTCGTGAACGTGGTTTTCCAACTATTCGGTGTTATGTTCATTCTTACACCAAAAATCTGTAGGGTTTTCTCTAGTAAAGATCCGCCTGGCTGAGTAGTAATCACCTTTATTGGATCAAAGAAATCTAAGTCCAAAGCTGCAATTATGCCTGTATTGTAACTAGGCGTATACAAGTCGAGTACTACTGAATCCACTCGTATGCTTGTCTCGGCTCTACTAGCAACATAAGCCTGTGCATAATCTAAGGCTACTGCATCGGTCTGCATAAGAAGGTTGTCTAAAAAATAGCTGTGTAAGAAGTACTTGTCTATGCTGGCTTGATTTAGGGCAACCTGTGCTGTGCCACCAGTCCTAGTAATAGTGGCTTTGTTAAATATAAGTGTGTCATTTAAGATCCATGATGCATCAAAATAATCTATACCTGTGCCATTATCTGCAAAGACTGTGGCTGTCCCGCCAATAGATCCAGCCGTAACAGATCGGTCTTGGAAAACAAAACTGCCAGACGCATTTACGTACAAAGAACCATACTCGGATAAAGCTACAGTAGTTAAAGCTCCTAAAGCTGTACGGTTCGTGCCAGGGTCTGCTTGCAACGTAGTTAGACCTGCATCTACATCACGCATGCCAGATGGCCAGCCAATTTGATCTAATATCTGATTGACACGTGTACCAGATAAGTTGCCTGCAGAAGCACCTGTAACTGTGCTGATCTGCGCTAACTGCGCAAGTCTAAACGCATCTACTGCTTCAATAGTAGTGATGGCCACATCTTCGCCAGATTCATCGGGGTATGTTGTGACGTAACTTGTAATAAAGCCTTGAAATATAGGATATGTTACCGATGAGTAGGTTGCACTAATCTGCACCTTTTTCATAGGTGTTAATAAATTGTAATACGGGCCAGTGACATTCTGTGGGTTAAAATCGCCATTTTGATCTACTATTCGTAAAGTAAGTGCGCCTGTTTGAAATTGATCGGATAGTGCAGTGCGCCCTCGGTTAGTCTCTATTCGGTTTATCTGACTTGACACATCTACAATTACAGCTGTGGCATCACCTAAAGTATTAGTGTCTAATAAGCCTGTATCTAAAATCATTGTTTGGGCAAAGCCTGGCCCAGTGCTAAAGTTAATTAAAACGGTTACTACTGGTACGGTCATACTATAAATCCAGCAGGTACTGTTGAGTAACCTGATCTAGTCGCCACCTGTATGCTCTCTGCTATAGCCTGACTTAATTTGTCGCCACCTGCATCTACAGTTAATCTAATATCCATCGGGGTTTGTGAAGAAGAACGCTGAGCATTATTTTGGCTTAAAAATTCATTTATGCGTGAGTTCAATTCTCGCGTAGATTCTATTGCTACATCTTTTTGAAATGCAGCTATTTTTTCGTTAGTTGCTTGAGCTGTAGATAGGGCATAAGAGTATGTAGGTGCTGCAGTTGACGTCGGTGTTTTAACGCCACCTAATGAAGCTATGAATGCAGCTATCTGTGCGTTTAAGGCCCGCACCATTTCTAGGGCTGTATTTTGTAGGTAATCATCTATCTTAGTGTTTAATGTTTTTACCTTAAATAATGCAAAGTCTTCTAAAGACATACCCGCCAATTTTGCTTGCTCTGCTAGTTTTCTCAATGCCTCCGTTGCTTCTAATTCCGCCAAATACTTTTTAGCCAAAGCCTCGTTATTGTCTAGGATTGCTAGCTGTGATTTAAGGCGTAACTTAGTCTCTTCATCGGTAGCATTATTTAAGGCTGCGTTTATGCCTATGCGCTCTAGATCAAACTTCTTTTTTAATTCTTCTACGTTCTTATTTTCTATAGCGTTCTTCTTTTGCAGTAATAATAATTCTGCTGCCTTGGCCTTTGCTAATTTATCCTCAGTTTGGAATCGTTTTGCATCAATACGGCCTGCGCTGCGCTGCTTGTTGGCTGGTAGAACTGCTGGCGGCGCACTCATTCTGCCGAGACGTTGTAATAATCCAACAGCGCTCATTTCGTAAGAGAACTTTAGTAATTGCTTTAAGCCAGGCAGGTTTGCCACTGTTTTGATTCCAGCAGCTAACTCTCCAAAACCCCTGATTACATCGGCCAAGCCTGTGGCAAGGTCGGTCATACTATTTGTAAGGGTATCTATACTGTTATCATCGCCTAAAGCAGTTAAAGCATCTATTAAGCCTTTGCCTATAATTTCTGTTGCATCGGCAGACGCCACCGATATAAGACTCATTTTGCCTGCAAAGGTTCCCAGTCTAGCTGTTGCTTGGCCTGAAAACTTAGCATTTAACTCCGTCATGATCTTATCCATGTCGCCAGTCTTTAGCGTGGCTTTACTTATACCTGCGCCTAGTCTGCTAAGGCCTGTGGTATTGCCTGAGAAGCCGCGTGTTAATGCTGCGCTGACCTCGGAAAGTGATCTACCTGTGGCGGCGCTTACGTTTAGTGCAGTCTCTAATGCATCTTGGCTTTTAGTAATTGAGCCTGTTGCAGTTAAGAGTTGCTGGAACGCTGGCCTTAACTCGTCGTCAAGTACGCCATATAATTTTTGCAAGCTGGATATATATGCCTCTACGCCTGGCGCTGAGAATGCAAAGCCTGTATTGCGTAGTTGTATTTCTAAAGACTTAGCGGCAGCTTCATCGGCTGCAAATGCTTTAACTGCTTTCTTGCTAAATGCTAATAATTGGTATGCGCCAAAGGTAGCAGCAAAGGTTTTGCCTAGTTTTTTAACTTGCTTATCAAAGGCTGATATATCTTTCTGACCTTTTTTAAGTGCCTTGCCATTAAAGGTAGCAATAGCCGAGACGACTACATTGGCCATTAGGCTGCCTTCTTAATCTCTGTGGCTTTGTTAAATTGTATAGCTGTAGAATTTATAGCCTTAAGAATTGCATCATAAACTTCTTGACTATCCTGAGCCCATGCCTTAAATATAAGTCTGCCTTTTGTCTTTTTGCCAGTGCCACCTCGTACGCCTTTAATTCTAGGCTGTGATGTAAGTCCAGGCATAGACGTTACAAACTGATAGCCTGCAAATGGATTATTAGATGCGTACTCTCTTGTAGATTTATTATATGTATATTCTTTAGCTCTTTTAGTACCCTCAAATCCCTGTACTGCACCGACTGGTGAGTTAGGTGTACTTGGATCTATTTGCTGGAATGGCGCACGACCTTGTGGGTTATTACGGCCTGCAGTCTCATATATGCGGCCAGCTGCGCTTACGTTATAGACGTAATTGCTAACCTTAAATCCATTTCTAAATGTTTTGTTTTCGCCTGCGTTATATCCGATACCTGCTTTTACAGTGCTAGCATCATATTTAGGGAATGGCCGATAGTTAATTGCTGGGTTAGGTGTTTTACTCCAGCCTGATAACACGCCACTATTATTAGGCACGAATGATTTTGCTTTATTTGCTACGCCACGCATTAAAGGATCTATAGCAACTCTTATGCGTTGACGCATATCTTCATCCATAAACTCTAAGCCCTTAAGGACATCTTTAACGCCTACGACCTCTACTGGCATTTCTGATCTCCTTTGCTCTATCGCTTAGCACCTGCATTATTGCTGTGAGCATGTCCGAATCCATATTGGTAAACTCACTAGGCGCAATTCCAGTCTCTACACTTAAAGCAGCCACCGTATAGAGAATGGAATCACGCTGTACTATTTTTTTTCTTCGTCTAATACCTCGACAGTTTCTAAGCTGTCAATAAACTCTGCACCCCATAAAGGTACTTGTGCGCCTGATCTGCGTAGACATTCCCAAGCGAGCCAATAGATATTCGACTGCATTTCTGTTTCTCTCAGCGCCTTGGATATGCCCATGCCTTTACTAATTTCGAAAGCGTACTCGACTCCTGGTGTTATCTTGTGTTCAGATACTTCGCCATTAGCCCTTGTAATCTTTAGCTTTGCCATTATTACTCCTTAGTTAGAATGCCACCGATGGGGACACTGTTACTACTGAGTTTACTGTAAAGGACAGACTGCTAGTCGCAATTTCAGCGACGCCACCTTGCCCAATTGGGGTTAGGTTGTTGACCAAAATTGAAAATTGGTAACTTGGGTTAGCAGCTGAGACTACAGTGCCTTTAACTGTGATTACTGACACTGCTAAAGTTGTTCCAAATGCAGCGTTAAGTGTCTGCATAACCTGAGAAGATGCCCAGTCATTGATAAAGTCGATAGAAAATGTGGCAGATTGCAAACCCTGAGCGAAGCGGTGAGAAAGATCGCCCATTGTTGTGACCTCAAGCTCATCTACGATTTGGTTAATTACTGCGTTAGATACATAAGAACTAATATCTACTGAAGGTACTGTAGGCGCAGCGGCAGTAGCCAATTTAACGCCTACATTGTTATTTAAGTATATGGCCATTGTTATTCCTCTTCTTTTTTAGTTTGTGCGGTTTGTTTTGGTGCTTCTTTGATTTGGCCTATCTTTATTAAGAAGGCTAAGTCGTCTGCTTGTGAACTCATTTTAACTCCAGCTCGTTAGGATTGATACGGTGATTTCTGACGTTAATAAATCTCCACTAGCTGCATTAGTTATAGCTGGAGCGGAGACACTTGATATATTTAGGACTAGGGATGATGCCGCTAGTTTGTTTACTACTGCCACTATAAAATCTTCCATGCCTGCTAGATTGCCTTGATTGTCAAATGCAGGTGCTGTTATTAAAACCTTAAAATTAGCCAAAGGTGCTATGCCTACCTGATCGTTATTGCTTGGTACAAAATATGGATCAGATGGTGTAATTACCACGCTGTTTACAAGTAATGTAGCTGGTGGGTAAGCAAAGGTGGACCACACGCCTGCATTGGCTAGGTCTGTTGCTAGTGTGCCACGTAACGTGGTTATTGCTGCTGGCATTAGCCCACCAGTGAATTAGGGCTTGAGTACGGTTGGATGAGACCACGCACTCTGTTAATGAGCTGGTAACCCATTCGATACGGGCTCGCAGTGATCCCATCCATACCTACCCCACCTGTTTGACTGACTTGCCTGGATTGCCAGACGTCAACGGCCACTATCATGGCGGCCTCTCGTATGGCAGGGGTCGCAGTGTAAGCCTGTGCTTTATGCTCTGGGCCAAGGGCTCGGCCGTATGGTTTAACAAAATGAAATGGGTCATCGTTAGCTGTTTTTGCGTATTGAATAATGCTGTAGCCGTTAGGGTATGAACTAAATGCGTATGTACTCCAGAATGCTGTGCCAATTGATGCTGGCACGGTAGTACCAGGGAACGAGCCTGTTAAAGTGTATGTGCCGTTATAAGTTGCGCCACAATTACTTACCACTATTGATTGACCAGTCACAAAGATGCCTGGGTTTGCTAATACTAAGGTCGCCACGTTGTTATTTATAGATGAGCCAACTACTGGTGCGTCGTTATGCCAAAGATATGCACCGACTAAATCTTCTGCTGTTTGGCAGCACTCCTCAACTGTAGCGTCTGTATATAAAGTGCCAATTCCTAAATTTGTGCGCAACTCTTGCATTGTCACCATAACAGCGGCCATAGGTTCCTCTCTTGTAAAACTCCCCTGGGGCTAGGGCTACTAAACCCCAGAGGATTATTAAATTAACTAACTTATTAGGTTAGGTTGAAGCGGCGAACGCCACCTTGTACTAACACACCAACAGCCATGTAACCATATAGCGCTGTCTCGATCTCGCCTGAGGTTGGGATGTTTGTGCTTAGGCGTAGGATTGGTGACTCGTAAATTGATACTGCTGATGGCACCACAATGAATGCGGATTCATCAATAACTGTTGACACAGCGTTTGGATCCACATACAAATCAAGTCCAAGCACATTACCGCGTAGTGATCGTGGTGATGCTTGTCCTGCTGCGTTCATTGGTTGTGATGCTGTGTAAATTGGGCGGTCAGTTGTGTCCTTAGCGCCGATCAGCAAGTTCCATTGTCCAGTACCAGCGATGTATGCAGTTGCTAGTTCACCTGTTGCTAAATATGCAGCTGGTGCTTGCTCTGCTACGTAAGCAATGATTCCGTTAGATGTTGCAGCCTGTGGGTTAGCTTGTGCGCCACCTGCTGTAAGTGCTGCAATAACAGCGGCATCTGTAGCCTTGTTGTAGGCTCGTGTCATGTTATCGAGCATAGCTGCAAAGAAGTCAGGACTTGATCTTTCAAGGACCTCTAAACTGTAGCGTTGTAATCCAGCGTATTTCTTAACTGTTAGATTTACATAACTTGAAACAATACCTGTCTCAGATGGTGCTGCAGCTTCTGCTGTTTCAGCAACTGTACCTGATGTAGTGATCTTAGGTACTGAAATTGTCATACCTGCTGCTGGAAGCGCTCTTGTACCGATCGCATCTATTGCTGGGCGTGATCCGATAAGCGTATCAACTACTGTTGGCACAAACTGTGTCGGATTAAATGCTGGGTTAGTTGTGAAACTGTCATCTGCGGCAGTTAGGTACCTTGCCACGTCGGCTTCTGCTTTCATTACCCATTGTGCAGACTCGTTATTGCCCAATCTTGCTTTAATGCTGTGTTCTAGCATGTGGGCTTGTGTTCTAATTGGTGAGCGAGGCTCTGTATAGAAGGATGCACTAATTGTTGGGCGTGCGGCCTCTACTGGAGCAACCTCTACCACTGGTGTTACTGTTGGCTCGGTGGTATTTTCCACTTGTGCCTCACTTTCCGTAGTTGGTTGATTTGTTGCATCCGCTTCGCCTTCGCTAGCGGCAACTTTAGTTACCTGTGCTTCTGTGAATGCTGGTGACTCGACCAGGCTGACTTCCTTAAGCGTGGCACTGGTTACATATATGTAATCCTTCTTCTGTTGGGACTTAATTACGTCTACTCCTACAGACAGGCCATCAATTAGCTGCTCTTGCGCCAGGACCAAAGCATCTGCGCCTTGCATACTTGCGCTGATCTTAAAGCTAGCGTAAATGCCGTCTTCCTCTTCGTTAAATTTCTGCATGCGGCCAATCGGTTTATCATTGCGGTGCTGCATAAGCATTTTAACTTTGCCAGGGTCGCCTATTGCGATGCTGCCTTTAGCAAATACGACTTTACCGACACTGGTATTACCAGGAGTTTCGAATGGCACAATTTTGCCAGCGATGATTCTACGCTCACCGTCTGCGCTTTCTATCTGGCTATTGAACGTAAGTAACATCGCCACTCTCATTTCCGTTAGGTGTTAGGTCTTCCATTTCTTTAGCTTGATCTAGGTCTATAAGTCCCAGGGTCAGCATTTTCTCTATTGTTTCTAGTCTTGCCTTGTCATCTGATCGTAAGAAGGTCTCTGAAATATTAAAACGCACAATATGTCCAGCCGCCGTAATATCATTCATGCTCAGCCTGTCCTCTATTGCGCAAATGTAAGGTTGTAGGCTATAAGCAACAAATTCTTTACGACCGTCAATGATGTTTTGATAGGTCATACTATTATTCATGTCGGCTGAAATATAATAAGCTGGCACGTTCATAGCGCGTGCAATTTGTGTGGCCAAGTACTGCGATGCCTCGTTGTACATCATGTCCTTCGGGCTAAATCCGACAGTCTCGTAACTTAAAGTGCTAGTAAGGTATGCGGTAGATCTTGATTGCCGTGCTGCCTTCCAGGCTGCAAGTAATCCTTGTACTTGTGACTCTGGCATGTCCGCACCTGTATTTTTAATAAAGCCAGTTGCCATTGGAGTTTGTGCAGCTACTGCTGCGGCCTTCTCTAAATCAAGTGCGCTTTGTATTGTGCGCCCTGCGGTTTGTAATACACCCTGTGTGAGTCCCTGGAATGTGACAAGACTGCCCACACCAACCATCGGTACTTTTTGACCGTCTATTGTGTAGTAAATAACTTCTGTTCCTTGTTGATTTAGTTGTGCAACTACTCGTGTGTTAGCAATCCACTCAAATCTTGATGGTCTTAAGTCATCCGCATACACTTCTGTAATACGCCAGAAGGCTTGTCCGTAAAAGATTAATGAATCGACAGTCCACGAGATAGTGACGGATCGTGGCTGTCTTATATCTGGCTGGTCGCACCAGATAGGCTTCGGTAATTCTGCGCCTGTAGATTTCTTATATAGCTCTAAGGGTAGATAGCCTATAACACCTTTAATTAAATTAGCGCATCTGTTAACTGCTGGTACCTGCGTGGCCAAAGTGCGATCCATCGGACCTGCACCAAACGTGTTATATCCAAAGCCAATAATGCTGTCGCCCATAACGGCAGGGGCATATTGCGCTTGTAGATTAGTTTTTTTATTGGTTATACCCAAAGCAGACAATAGACCCATATTGCCATAATATACTATAAAACGGACTATTGGTGCAAGTTAGACAATTATCTGCGCGGTTCTTTGTGGCTTAGTAAGTTCGGTAGCAATCATGGCCAGACTAATGGCAGCGGTGACATCGCCAGCGGATTTACGTCTAATTATTCTCCAGCCTGCGTCATTTGTTTTAGCTGCGCAGTTATTTAGATGCTGTACAAGATCTGCCTGGCCCGAATGTACCAAACGGTTATTAGCCAGTGCATCTGATAGGTCGCTGCATGCCTGGTAGAACGCCTGACCCGATATCTCTTGCATACGCCAGCCGCTTTGCTCTAATTTAGTAGCCAGCGTCTGCGTTGCGTATTTGTCGTAGCAGATAATGCTTGGATGGTATTTTCTAGCCCATTCGTTTATATCGCTGGCCATTCTGGTTTCGTCTACAGCTACCTCGCTAGACCATAGTTGCGCAAGACCTACCGCTATCTTGCCGTCTTTGATCTGCCCCATCACTAAGGCGCCAGATCTACGTGTTGGGGCAATATCGAAAGCCATGATTGTTGCTGGCCCGACAGGCAACTCTAGTGTGCTATCACTGCACGCCTCGATAGAACCATAGACCCAGGGACTAACCGCGCTATCTATCCACTGGCAAAGCATCTCGGTTCTTGTAGCTTCTACGCTGTTAGTGTTTACCGACTCCTCTAAGGTTTGCTCGGTGATTAGGTGGCCAAGGGCTGGGTTAGCCATTGCCCAGGCTTTACGGTCATGTATTTTACAATGCTGCGGTGCGCTGTACTCGTAATACCCTAAATTGGTCGGAGCGTAAGACATACAACGTTCTCTTAGATCATTTAACACTTCACTAAACCCATCGCCAGCGTTACTTGTCATTAAGGTCATCGCGTTTGGCCTAGCTCGTGTTACAGGCAACGCTGCGGTAAAGGCTTCCTGGGACCATTCTCTAAGTTCATCAAGATAAAGGAAGTCGGCGGTTTTACCACGGGGCGCATCTCTTGTAGCTGCTGCAATTTCATACCTGGCGCCATTCTTTAAGCTAATAGACTCCTGGCCGTTAGCCAATCGGATCTGCCGCACGTCTTTTCTTAAGAAATCATTGTCTTCTATTGTGTATGCAACTTGCCTGAAAGTATCCAGGGCCATATTACGGTTAGAGGACATGCCTAGTACGTTCTTACTGCCCCAAAGGTAGAGATGGCTTAGAATTAACATACGAGCTAGGTGCGTCTTTCCATTCTGACGTGCTACAAGACAAAGTGCCGATT